CTGTTCCGCAAATTGAAAATTTTCTATTGACAGAATCCGACTGTCCATAGAAAAAGCTTCCTCGATTCTACGGGGAAGCTCACTTACAATATAATCATATTCTTCACCGATCAGGTCCTCCAGCTCTGTCCCGAAGTTACTGTCATAGATCTGCCAACGGAAACGTTCGTTCTGCAGGACGATCTCTACCGCCTGCCTCATTGCTTTCAGTCCCTCATCCATCCCGGAAATCTGCCCGGAAGACCAATCAATCAGGAAAGTGTTGGTAGGCTGTTCTGTATGCTTCAGAGATACATCCAGTCCTACACCATCCGGTAATGTTGCCATACTTCCTCCTTACTGCGCCTTTGAAAGAACAATGTAGCGGTTTCCACGAGAAACCCGCAGCATAACAACCTTGTCTCCCACAGCCAGCCCTTTATTGACTACAACCATTCCTCCGCCTCCCTGAACCTGAACCGTCTTAGGGATTACTGCCTCTGTAAGAATCAGTCCTGCCTCCGATTTGGGCTGAGAGGTTCCATCTACCAGAATAGAGAGCGGAGATACCGTAGCTACGGTTCCAAATGCGACTTCCGTAGGCTTCATCGCTTTCTGATTTTCCTGCATGATTTCCTGCATTACCCCTAATAGATTAGACAATATTTATCCCTCCCAGCTGTCCAAAATCTTTTACTTCAATACTCATGGTATGGTCATGCTCATCCCCCTCAAAGGTATGTGTAACCTTTTCTGCTATCATAAGTCGGGAAACAGCAAGGCCGTCTACCGCCCCGATCCTCACTGGAATAATCATCCCAGCCCGAAGCCCCGGAATACCAATAGAATCCAAAGATAATGTTTGCAACACCCGGTTATAATATTGCAGATACTGCTTACACATCTCATCAATCTGAGCTTCATTCAGATTTTCATCTACTTCATCGTAATACTGCAACAGGCCCCATTTCTTAATGGTATCACTGTCCTCGTGTATATAGGCATCGGTCCGGCCACTGTCCTTATTCTTGCGCACCAACTTCACGCGGTTATATGTATTACTGTCAATATCCCGCTTATAGGTATAATCTGTTACCAGGCTTTTATCTCCTAGGAGCGTGGTAACGAACATATTCTTTGCCTCTGTCAGACACAGTTCCCCGCAGTTATCATAGAAATTATAGATCTTTCCAGTCTGCACAATAGTTTGAGCCAAGGCGTCAAATATAATATCTAAGCAACCCTCGTTTTCCTTGTCCAAATACGGGAACACATAGCCAGTATCCTCCATAGCCCCCACTTTCAGGCCAAAATCCACTGCAATCTGCCCGATGATCTGGGGCAAGGTCATATTCTGAAATAGATAGCTGGCATTCGCTTTCAGGTATCTCAGCTGATCTCTAGCCGTATATGATACTTCTCCGTCCTTGTTGCGTTCTGCGGTAAAGATATATCCCTTGAACATCTTTACCCCATCTACAGAAAACTCCACGGAACTTCCTTCCGGGATGGCAATCCCGCTGTCTTCCAGGCAGGTAAATGTGAGGGCGCTCGGAGTATCAAACCGCTCTGTTGTAAGTTCGATTTCTTGGGCTGCAGTTGCATAATCGGTGATTACCGTCTGCGTGGCCCCGCCTGGAGCTGACCCTATTGTCTGAATCTGTAATGTTATACTGCTCATAATAATCACCCTGTTATCTGGATCTGGCTTTCCTGTACCCATCCATAGGAGCCCACATGGACCGGATAAGGATTTCCGGAAACAATCCATGTCACAGTCGTGCTGATATTATTCGCTGTGCCATGAGGCTTTCCGCCGTAACTGTCATAGCAATATTCCCCATTCACCACTACGGATGCGCCTACCCGGAGCACCGGCGTTTCCACTGCCCTTTGCTGCTCTGCGGATGCATCACTCTGAACCGGTTCCCCTCCAGATGCCTGAGGCGGAGTCGTGACTATACTGACTGTCTGAGGAGAATAGTCCCTGTACTCCTGCAGTTCCAACAAATAGTACATATCTCCCGGCTCACCACCCTTATCGGTAGTCTCGAACTGACTGACTATGCAGCGGATATTTGTGTCATACAGATCAGAGCGGCTGATAATAAGCCGCCCTTTCTGCTTGCTTTTCATTGCTCTACTGATCTGCTTTTCATACCATTGTGGACTTTTGGCACCCTTATTGATATAAGGGTCTACGCTGTCCTCGCCGGGAAAAAAGCCTTTCCAGGTAATCTCTCTTAAGCCCGGCCGCTTCTGCACAACAACCTCTCCCACGCCGATGATATCCTGTTTCTTATTGTTGCTCGGGTATTTGATTTCAATCTCCTCCGGATTAACTGGTATCCGTATCTTCGTACTTCCAAATTTCAGATAGATAGAAGTTGTATTTTTAAGCTGTCCCATTCCTTCCTCCTATCCGTGTGATACCGCAGTTCCGGCGGCAGCCTGTTCAATCAGGATCGCTTTCAATTTATCCGCGATATCATTAGCAGTCAGATTCTTAGCGGCACTTTCTGGAATGGATACATTGATCTGCGGAGCCATCGTCTGAAGCTCTATATTATTCATATAGCGTCGTTCTGCCAGATCTCTATAGATCTTGATATCTTCATCGGAAAGCTTTACATCATCTTCAATTTTACCGACTTTTCCAACCTTCCCAATGTCACCCAGGTTGTCCGCGGTTGGGATAGACGATGCGTCAAAACCATTCAGCCCTCCCAAGCTATCGGTCAACGATTCCAGGCTGAGATCCATGTTGTCCAGTTTTGACCCCAGGTTCGCACCAATATCACCAAACTGTTGCGATGTTGCAACCACATCAAGTTCTGACATACGCTTAATCTGGACTGCATTTTCTCCGAATGTATCATCAACCCATCCGGACATCTTGTCTCGGAAACCAGACACAGCACCAGCCATGTCAGTTCTCAAAAGTGCATCAATGGCGCCCGCCACCGTTTCTACAATACCCAAAATCGAATCAAATACATCAAAAAATAAACGAACTGTTGCTCCAAGAGGATCGTTCCAAACATTCGCAAAAAACTCTGCAAACGATGCGATTACATTCCACAAGGATGAAAAGACGTTGTATCCAACGGCATACAGCAGTCCTAAAACCTGGCCGACAAAGTTTCCGATCTGCTGCATTCCAAAACCAAACTGCTGTGCAGCAATCAGTGCTGATGAAAGAACAACAATCAGCAACAGAATAGGCTAGTGTGCCACTGCCCATGCTGCAGCTGATGCTAATGCGCTCCCTACATTCGCCATACCGGTCATGATAGCCTGCCCTTTTAAAATGACAAGAGCCACTCCTATCGCTGCCAATACCGGCAAAATGAAATCCAGATTATTGGACACCCACAAAGCAGCCTGCCCTATTGTGGATAAAGCGCCTATACCCACTTGGGCCAAAATCGTAAACAAGTTAATTGCTTGGATAATTGCCTGTTGACCTTCGTCAGAATTTAAAAATTTGCTCCACCCGGAGAAACTATCCTGCAAGCTCTTTTGGATTGCGTTTTTCCCCATGGTAAAGGCTTCGGCCAGTGTCATCGGCATCTGTTGGAACTCTGCATCGATCTCGTCTGTCGCCTTCAACATCGCATTCTTCACAATTTCTGCAGTAATCTGCCCATCTGCTGCCAGATCCCGGATTTTCCCTATATCCTCTCCCAGATAATCCGCAATCGTCTGGATAATATTGGGCGCTGATTCAAAGACCGCATTCAGCTCTTCTCCTCGCAGCACACCAGAACCCAGAGCCTGCGTCAGCTGCAGGGATGCTGATGAAATTTCCTGCTGCGAAGCACCTGCGATTTTAAACTGCTTATTTAGATTTTCTGCAAACTGGACAATTTCCGCACTGGATGAAAATGCCTTCCCTGCGCGCTGGCCAAGACCCGCCACCACCTGTGCTGTGGTATCGTATGCTGATCTTGTGCGCTGAGCTGATACATAGATCATATCCTGTAATTCAGCAGTAGACTGGAGGCCGTCATTCATTAGATTTAATCGAGCAGTAATCTGCGTCTGCTGGTCAGCAACCCCTAAAAAGGATTTTACAAGGCTGACCGCTCCAGTTGCTACCGCAATTTGGCGAAATGTTCGCAATAGGCTGCCTGCCGCTCTGCTTGTCTGCTTTGTTTCTTCCGTATGCCTCCGCTGATTAACCCCAATCTGCTGAATTGTACGGTTGATCTCATCCATTCCCTGAACGGAGATATACTGGAGCGCGTCCGACATCTGATTGATACTCTGTGTTACTCCATCGATTGACTGCCTGGTTTGTGCCGCTTCCTGTGCAATGGAAGTCTGAAGCGTACTACCAACGCTCTGAATCGTTCCGTCCAGATGCTCCATCTTTGCGATAGAAGAGGTTCCAAGGGAGAGGAACTGACTAAATGATGCACTGAACCCATCTGTTAATACTAATTCTTCCCGTATCTGTCCCACATTTCTCCCTCCTTATCTCGGTTTCGTTTCCTCATGAAAACGAGTCATCATTGCGTGCATCAGCAGTTTTTCATTCCTACTTCTGCGTTCCAGATCTTCTGGGAAGATACCAAAGGAGACGAAAACGAAATATGCCAGTTCCGTCTCCAAGTCACCTTCCCTTAAGAGTTTTTTGCCTCTTTCAGTTTCTTAATAGCATCTTTCATGTCATTGATGTCCATAACAGCATCTTCCACAATCTTCTTTTCTCCAGGAGAGAACATAATACCAGGAACATCCAAAGGATCCATAACACCATAATACTGGCAAACCTCAGCATCTTTCAGATTCGGCTCCACCATGCTCTCCACGATCATACGGTCGCCAAACTCTGCGGCATTCAACTGTCCTTCTTTATCAGTGCACAGCTGCATGATTGCGTCACTCTTTCCAGCTGAAAGGCACTGGATCACAAATGGCACCGGATTTCCCTCATCATCTGTAAAACGGTCCAGAATCAATTCCCGGGGCTTTCCGGCCGGGGCCGGT